AGCAGTTACACATTCAGTTTACAGAGTTAAACCAAATGGTAAAGTTTACGAAGGTGAATTTGAAATTGCTAAAGATGAACAAGATTTAATTAAATTCCTAGCTGATGATGATAACCAAGATGAGTTATTAACATTAGAAGGTAAGTTGAAAACTAAAAAGCTAGCTTCTGTATAAGAGGCTAGTTTAAAAATATAAAAGCATATGATACCAGTAGATAGTTTATTATATAAGATCGATCAGAAACTAAATAAACTATCAACTAATGAGCACCAACAGATTCAATTAGAAGACAAAATCTTAGCTTTGAATGAGGCTCAGATTAAGTTGATAAAACAAAAGATTGATGGTATTAGTATTGCTAGTCAATTAGGTCAAGATTCATTTAAGAAACGTTATGAAGACTTACAAAGTCTTATAATGAATTACAATCATCAACCTTTAGATCTTACATTAAAGAATGTTGAATTAAATCAATGGTGCACATATGTACATCAACTTAGTCCACAATATATGTTCTATATAGATTCATATTTGTTGGCAGATAAAGGTAGATGTAAAGATAGAAAGATTTGGATTAATCGAGATCTTGCTAAACATGGTGATCTTCAGTTTATATTAAACAATGATCATTATAGACCAAGTTTTGAATATCAAGAAACATTCAACTCTTTGTCATCAGATGAGATAAGTTACTTTACAGATGGTACATTTATCCCAACTAAAGTTTACATGATGTACATGAGATACCCAGTGTATATAAATAAAACAGGATATATCATGTTAGATGGTAATCCATCTTATGATGCTGATTGTGAACTTGAATTATATTTAGAGGATGAGCTGTTAGATTTAACAGTACAGAATCTAGCAATGTATACTGAAAATGCTGCAGCAGTACAAAGTGCTCAGTTCAGAATACAAACAAACGAATAAACTTTATTAATATTTAAATAAATAAACAATGGCTGATTTTTCATTAACCACGCTCTTCGTGGTTCCAGTGGGGCAAACTGCACTCCCTAGCTCTGGCTCAACACAAAACTTGACTGCAGGACAAGTTGGTATTTTTAGAAGCGATTATTCTTTAGCTACTGCTGGGAACATTGCTGCTTCTCCTTATTTCTACGTAGCTCAAGGTAGAACAAACACTTATTTACAAGGCTCTAAAAGATCTGACAAGATCAAAGGATGTCCTTCAGGATCTGGTTGCAACTCTAACGTAACAGAATGGTATAAAGCAACAGGATGTCCTACAGCTGCTAACCAAGTTACTGATGTAACTGATTTCTTAGTACAATGTGGCGAAAGCATCACGTTAACTTTACGTGGTTTCTCTAGCTATGTAAACACTTTGTATTTCAATGGTTTCACTCGTTCAGTAACTATCCAAGCTCCATGTTGTGGTTGTGCAGATAATCCATGTGACGATGTGAGTCCAAACATTATCATTGATTTATTAATCAATAAATTAACTCAACAAGCTCCAGGTAACAACCCTGATAACATTAGCTTCAACACGTTCTATACATTCGAAAATGTAGGTGGAACTATCTTACGTATTACTGGGAAACCATTAACCATATATGGACAACCTTGTGATATTGCAGCGTTCCCATTTGAATATGATAGATTCTCTTTCAGAACTTTTGTATATGCTGGACCTGCTACTACTGCTGACTTTATTGTTGCAGATGCTTGTAACATTGTTGCTCTTGAAACAATTACACAACGTGCTTCTTATCCTACTGGTACATCTGCAGAGATTGCTCAATTAGAGAAAAACTTCTACAGCTATCAAGCAGGTTACTTGAAACACTTATACAGAATGAATGGATATAACGAGAACTTTGAATCTTGGGTATCTAGTGGTGTTATTTACGATACATACTACATTAGATTTAATGAGTATAACAAATCTGAATACCAATGGGGTGATTACATCATGGAAGATAGCACTGTAATCATTGCTGCTCCAAATGCTAGTGTAAGTGGTATTGCTGCTGCAATTGAAACTGTATTAGAAGCTGGTTTAGGAACTGTTCCAGATAACAATGTTTGTATCACTACTACATCTACTACAACTGCTGTAGCACCTACAACAACAACAACTACTACAGCTCTTATACCTTAAGAATTAACAAGTAGAAATTAATAATAACCTATGCCAGGGGAAAGAGGATAACTCATATTCCTCTGGCATATTTATTTAAAAACAACATGGCAAACTTACAATTAGATATACTAGTAGTACCTACTTACGATGTTAATACTCTTGGTGTTGCAGATGCTTCTGTATATCCTACCAATCCTCCAGTGGTCTCAGCACCATCTATTGAGATTGATATACCAGGATTCGGAACCAAGATAGTACCTTTTGTTCCTGACCAATTAAATGTATTTACATCTTCTAATTTAGGAATTACAGATCCTGGTTGTAATCAACCACTTCCAGATGGAGTGTACAGATTAAGATATTCTGTTGCTCCTGCATATGCAAACTTTGTGGAGAAAACAATATTACGTGTTGATAGACTTCAAGAGAAGTTTGACAATGCGTTTTTGCAATTAAATATGATGGAATGTGACAGAGCACTTAAAACACAATCTAGTGTTATGTTAAACACAATAAACTTCTTTATCCAAGGAGCTATTGCAGCAGCTAATAACTGTGCAGAATATGAATCAAATACATTATATGTTCAGGCAGATAATATGTTAGATAACTTTTTAAGAACCAACTGTGGTTGTTCAGGTAACAACTACCTAATAAACTTTTATTAATTATGGCACAATGTAATTCATGTGGAGCTAATGTGGGGTGTGGATGTCAATTGAAAAATGGACTGTGTGCACACTGTGCTTCTAAAGTAACCAAATAAAAAATTAATACTATGTTATCACCAAGACTAAATGATTGCCCAGAATGCGCTGATATACCTTCTCTACTTAAAAAGATAGATTGTAAGTTAGCTGAGCTTGGCAATAATTTATATAATAACATATCGTATATGTTAAATAAACCTATACCTGCTGGTGATATTCTCCAGTTAATAGGCTACAGGAGAATATTAACTTATAAGTATTGTAATCCTAACTATGTACATAAGTACTCTGTTAAGATGATAGCTAGTAGAGTGATACGTCTTACATTAGGATGTGTTAGCAGATGTAATGAACCAGAACGTTGTTTAGAGGAACCTTGTGATATTATTATTGTACCAAATCCTGTAAGAACTACAACTACAACTACAACTTTACCAATAACTACAACCACTACAACTTCAAGTACAAGTTCTACTTCTAGTACTACAACTTCAACCACTACTATATGTCAAGACTGTATACAACATGATGTTATTATTGGAACACAGACATGGGCTGGATGTAACTTAGATGTAACAACATATAGAAATGGTGATCCAATTCCTGAAGTAACTAATCAAGCTGCTTGGGAAAGCTTAACGACAGGTGCCTGGTGTTATTATAACAATGACCCATTAAATGGAGCAACCTATGGAAAGATTTATAATTGGTACGCTGTAAATGACCCTAGAGGATTAGCACCTACAGGGTATGATGTTCCTACTGATGATGAATGGACTACTTTAGTTAACTATTTAGGAGGAGATACTGTTGCAGGTGGACATTTGAAAGAACAAGGATTTTGTCATTGGGCAAGTCCAAATACTGGTGCAGATAATAGTAGCGGTTTTACAGCTCTTCCATCTGGTAGAAGAAGAATATTAACATTACCTGAATTTGAACTTATAACATATGTTACTTCTTTTTGGACTAGTACACCAAATTTTGGTGGTGCTGATGGTTACGCATATCAATTAGGATTTTCTGATACTTTAGCAATACGAGGATTTTATTCATCAGAAAATGGTTTTGTAGTACGTTGTATAAAAAATACAAGATCAACTACAACCACTACAACTTCTAGTTCTACTAGCACAACAACAACAACAAGTTCAAGTTCAAGTACAACAACTACAACTAGTTCTACTAGTTCAAGTACAACTACAAGCACTACAACTGTACCACCAACTAGCACAACCACTAGTACAAGTTCTAGTACATCAACAACTACAACTACTACTACTTCAGGAGTATGTCCTAATTGTATTAATCATGATGTAACAATTGGAACACAAATATGGACTGGGTGTAACTTAGATATAACAACATATAGAAATGGAGATACAATACCCCAAGTTACAGATCCAACTGCTTGGTTAGGGTTAACAACTGGCGCTTGGTGTTATTACAATAATGACCCAGCAAATGGTACTGTTTATGGAAAATTGTATAATTGGTATGCTGTTACAGATCCTAGAGGTCTAGCTCCAGTAGGTTATCATATTCCATCAGTAAGTGAAATGAATATATTAGGTGGATATTTAGGAGGAAATAGTGTAGCTAGTAATGCATTAAAAGAAACTGGATTATGTCATTGGGTTGTAACATCTATAGACGTTACTAATATTTCTGGTTTTACAGCATTTCCAGGAGGAGGTCGTGATGGACTTGGTGCAACTACAGATTTAGGTATTATTGGTAGATTTTGGACTACTACACCTTTTGACCCTATTGCTGGCGGTGCTTATTCATATAACGTATATGCTGCTAATAGTACATTAGGTTTTGGTAATTATCAACTAACTAATGGCTATTCAATTCGTTTAATAAAAGATTAATAATAAATATTTAAAAAATAAATAATATGTCTAATTGCTCAAATTGTTATAACGGATGTACAGAGATTGTCTCTGACAGATGTGTCAAATATACAGGAATAGATGTTCCTGTCCTAGGAATACAAACAGGTGATTCATTATCATTTGTAGAACAAGCATTAATCACATTTCTTGTATCAACATTGGATGGTACAGGAGTGAAGATAGATCTTGGAACTACAGTGGTATGTGAACTTGTACAGAAGTATCTTCCAACATGTAAAGATCTTTCTATTGTAGATATATCAAAAGCTCTTATAGAGGCTGCTTGTGATCTTCAAGAACAAATTGATGCTATTGTGGCAGAACTTGCTATATTAAATGCTGATTATAATATTGGATGTTTAGCAGGAGTTACAGCTTCATCAGATACACATGCTATTGTACAAGCTACAATTAATAAAGTTTGTGAATTAGAAGTTGATTTAATTGCTCTTGCATTAGATCTCACTACAAACTATGTAACTATAGCTGATATTGATTCTTATATTGAAGCTTATATAAATGGTGTAACTGCATTAGTAAGTGCTAAAATGATTCCTTATGTAGCAGTTCCTTTCTTTCCAACTCCTGCTTTTCTTACAGGTAAATTTGATGGTACAGGTGCTGGTATAGGAACTTGGACAAAAATATATTTATGTAATGGAGCTAATCCAGGTGTTCCTGATTTAAGAGGAAGAGTGTTAGTAGGAGCAACTACAGGAATGAATGGAGGAGCAATGAATCCTGCAGTGAATCCAGGTGGAGCTAATCCTAATTATTTTTTAGGAACTACAGTTGGTGCAAATGAAATTACGTTATTATCTACACAAATTCCTTCACATACGCACGTAGCTACAGCTGTTTCTACAGTTACTGATCCTAAACATAAACATGATTATACAGTTCCTAATGCAGAAGGTAGTGCTTCAGGTAATGCAGATAATCATCCTGATGGACCTATTGTTACTAGACAAACATCAGAAAGTCTTACAGGAATAACTGTTGCCACTTCTGTAACTAACCAGGTAACTGGTGGAGGACTTGCTCATCCAAATAATCAACCTGCTTATGGATGTTACTATATTATATACATACCTTAATAAATCAATAAGATGGCATATCCTTTTTTACCAGTAAATCCTTGCTGTACAGACGTAGTTATAAATAGTCCTTGTGGATGTGGTTCTACAATTGGTAATTGTAGTTGTAATAACAATTCATGTGGTACTAATCTAACTGCTTCTAGTACTATTGTTTATGATGGTCCTGCATTAAGTTGCACGACAGCTGAACCATGTGATACACTTAATGTGATATTACAAAAGATTGATGAGATTATATGTAATCTATTAACACAGATTAATATATTAAATATTCAAATTACTAATATCACTACACAGATAATAACTATCAATGGTGATATTATTAATATATATAATCAATTAGGTGAATGTTGTACAACTACTACTAGTACTAGTTCAAGTTCTACATCAACAACAAGTAGTACAACAACAATACACCCTTGTGAAAACTTCTCATTAGATAATACAGGAGTTGATCCAGTAGCTATAATTATTACTAATTGTGATACAGGAGAGCCAGAAGCTATTATATTAAACCCAGGAGATACAAATATTTGTGTTATAACAGATAGCCCTTTAACTGTTCCTGGAACTGTTATTGTGACACCAAATGGTCCTTGTACTCCTCCAACTAGTAGTACAACATCAACAACATCTACTAGTACATCTAGTACAAGTTCTACTACTACCACAACAACAACAGCTATTCCTTGTGAATGTTTGACATTTGAAAATACAGATAGTGTAGTTCATTCAATAGGATATAAAAATTGTATGGGTGAAACAAGAACTTTACCAATTCTTGCTAATGAAGTTATAAATGTTTGTGGATGTTGTGGACAAGCAAATGATGCTCTTGTAACAATTACAATTGGTGCTGATTGTGTTGATGGATCATGTGTTGGAATTTCTACCACTACAACCACTAGTACTACTATATTACCAAATTGTGAATTTACAGGAACTGCTAATCAGGTTCCAGATGTAACAACAACCACTACAAGTAGTAGTAGTTCAACCAGTACAACTAGTAGTACATCAACTTCTACTAGCTCAACTACAACAAGTACAACTACTGCTGAACCAACAACATCAACAACAAGTACTTCTACTTCAACAAGTAGTAGCACAACAACTACAACTACAACATTATATCCTTGTGATTGTTTAACGTTTGAAAATACAGATAAATTTACTCATGTAATAGCATATACTGATTGTAGTAATGTTCCTATTACAGGTGTAAATATTAGTGGTTATGAAATTATAAAAGTTTGTGGATCTCAAGGATCTGCAGATGATCCTACTGTAACAATTGCAGTTGGAGCATCTTGTGTTGGAGGACTTTGTCCAGAACCAACAACATCAACAACAAGTACAACAACTACTATATGTGTTAATTGTACTTTAGATGATGTAACAATTGGAACTCAAGTTTGGACTGGATGTAATTTAAATGTAGACACATATGCAAATGGTGATCCAATTCCACAAGTTACTGATCCAACTGCTTGGGCAGCTTTAACAACTGGAGCATGGTGCTATAATAATAATGATCCAGGTAATGAACTTGCTTATGGAAAATTATATAACTTAGCTGCTGTACTAGATCCTAGAGGATTAGCTCCAACTGGTTATCATGTTCCATCAGCTACTGAATGGGCAACTCTTGCTACATTTTTAGGAGGATTAGCTGCAGCAGGTGGAGAAATGAAAGAGGTTGGAACATGTCATTGGGATAGTCCAAATAATTTCGCTACAAACAGTAGTGGTTGGACAGGTCTTGGTGGAAACCATCGTGCTTTCGATGGTACATTCTATCCTACTAATGATTTTGGTCTTTGGTGGACTACAACATCGGTTGATTTAACAAATTCTATTTATCGAGGATTAACTTCAAGCAACAGTATTCTTCTTTTAGCTTATGTTAATAATAAAGCTGGTTTATCAGTAAGACTAATACAAGACTAATATAAGCAACAGTAATTTAAATCAAAATTTAAAAATGGGAAATTGCTCTCAAGTAAATAATACAACAATACAAGGAACGAGTGCTGTCACATATGATGGTACTCCACTTCCTTGTACAGATGTAAACACATGTGATAATTTAAACACTATCCTTGCTAAGTTTGATGCTATTATATGTGATGCTATAGTTGGTGTAAATGAAATTACAATAAATGTAACAGATATTAATATAAGTATAACAAATATAGAAGAAGATATAATTAACATATATGGTCAACTTGCTACATGTTGTCCTGCTATATGTAATTTCACTGGAACTGCTAATGAATTAGATTGTTCATTTATAGGTAATGCTAATCAATTATAATAAACTAATAATAACAATAATAATAAAATAATATGACAACATTAATAACATTGGTTATACCTCCTGGTGGAATTGCAGGTCCTTTTAATCTTTATTCAAATACAGATGGATTTCTTGCACCATTTGAAATAAATGTATCTGCAGCTCTTTTAACAGCTGGATATATATCATCTGCTGTACCTAACGGAACAACAATCATTAGAGTGAAATCTATTGCACCATGTGCAAATTACATTGATATACCAATCAATTTAATTACTACTACAACAACAAGTTCTAGTTCTACTAGTACAAGTAGTTCTACATCAACTAGTACCAGTACTTCTACTAGCACATCTTCTAGTACAACAACTAGCACAACTACTGTTCCTCCTACTAGTACAACTACAAGTACCTCAAGTAGTACAAGTACATCAACTTCTACTAGTACATCAACAAGTAGTTCTACAACAACTAGTACTACCACTGAATGTTTATGTATTGACTATGTAAGTATTATTGCAGATGGAGATGGTACATTTGAATATCTAGATTGTTTTGGTACTCCTAGGTCAGTATTTATAGTTTCAGGTCCAAACGTATTTATTGGTCTTGATTATCCTGAATGTGTAAATAGAAATTCATTATCAGCAACTGTACCCTTTACTGTAGTAGCTTATGGTCCATGTTGTACACCAACACCATCAACAACTACTACCACTACAACTACACCTATTACTGGATGTAAAGTATATACAATAAATGCATGGGGTGGTGGTATTCATTCAGTAGAATATATACCATGTGGTGCAGTAGATCCACTTATTATTGAATTGGGACCAACAGAGCCTTCAACACAAATATGTGCTGAAAATCCTTTAATTAGTGATAACCAACCTGCATATACAACAGAAGGAGGATCTTGTTCAGGAGACTGTAATAATTATTCTTGGACTACAGGAGCAGAAGGAGGAAGTGTAATTGTAACTGATTGTTTAACAGGTGTTATCTCTAATGTTCCTTATGGACCAGAGCTATCAGGTGTCTTTTGTGCAACTAGCGCTGGTGCAATATCAGGAGATATAATTGTAAATTCATCTGGTCCTTGTTCAGTTTAATTTAATTTAAAATCAATAACATATGACAGTATTAATAACACTAACAGTTGCTGGGGCTGATACAGGCCCCTTCAACCTGTTTTCAAATACCGATGGATTTGTATCAGCATTTGCAACAAATGTTCCTAAAGCATCTTTGCTTGCAGGATATTCCTCTTCAGCAGTACCTAATTTTACAACTACTGTCAGATTAGTATCTCTTGGAGATTGTACTAATTTTATAGATATAGTTCTAGATGAAGTGACAACAACCACTACTTCTACAACTTTAACTTAATAAAAAAATTCTTGTTTTGTTGGTTTTACAAGTTTTCTCCTCAAGATTTTTCTTGGGGAGTTTTTGTTTTATAACTAATTTGATTATAAATAATAACGTTTTTAATTAAAATTATTTGGAATATATAAAAACAATTGTTTATCTTTACAATATTTTTTAACTAATATGAATACATATGTCTGAAAATCAAAGCTTGTTACACCGATTAGAAGAGTTGTTAACGCATAAGAAAAGTAAAAAGTTCTATGCTGAAAGATTAGGAATAAGTGAATACGAAGTGAATGAGCTTCTCAAAGAGCTCAGAGAAAAAGATGATGATCCTGTGAATACAGGAAAAAACTATACAGAAGAACGAAAGGTAAATGTTGAAAGAGGAACAATAGAAAGTACAATAGTTACTGACTATGAACCTAAAGATGATATTGAACTAGCTAAGCTACACAAAATAAATCTAGACAAGTATGTAATTACCAATTACTGGTCTAAGATGTTACCAAGTGGTAAGTTTACTTCCTCAGTCTTCTCAAAGAAGAAAGAAGCAAAAGATTACTCACCTGAGGACTTTGCTAGATTCTTAGAAAACTACAAACCAACTAATGTAGAGATTACCAAACCAGATTTTCAAGTACACAAAGATTTTGTGAATGTGGAAATCTCTATAGCTGATTATCATTTAGCTAAGAAAACAATAGATGGTGATAATGATCCATCAACCAGAGCTTTAAGATATTTCAATGTGGCTCAGTCTTTGATTAATAAAGTGGAAGCTAATTATGATATAAACACAGTGGTACTTCCTATATCAAATGATTTCTTTCATACTGATAACTATCAACATCAAACTACAAATGGTACACCACAGGACACTATAATGGATTACCATTCAGAATATGAATTAGGTTTTAATGTACTAGTTGATACTATCAATATGTTAAGAGCTCATTCACATCAAGTTGTGGTAGTCTTAGTACAAGGTAACCACGACAGAACTAAATCTTTCTACCTTGCGCATGCACTAGATGTATTTTTCAAAGAAGCTGTAGACGTAGACTTTATAAGAGAACATAGTGTAATAAAAGGAATATCGTTAGGAAATACATTTATTGGTTGGCACCATGGTAATTGTAAATTAGAAGACTTACCATTATTGTTTGCAACACATCCAGAATATAGTCAAGCATTTGGTAATGCTAAATACAGAGAGGTACATACAGGTGATAAACATCACTATATGGCTAAAGAGGTTAAGGGAGTAAGAATACAACAAATGCCTAGCTTGTCTGGTACAGACAGATGGCACTTAGATAATAACTTCGTACACTCAGTACGTGCAGCTCTTGCTTTAGTCTATGATATTAATCTAGGTAAGATAGCAGAGTTTGAAACTCGAATATAATTATGGCAACATTAAGAAAATTAGTCAGTGATGTTAGAAGTGTCCACAAGATACTTTCTACAGATAGTCTTATTACAGATAGAGCTATTGCTTCTGAGATAAGAAACAACTCTTTGTTATTAATCAAGAGAGAAACCAATCTTAGAAAGTTATGGGCAACTGATACATTATTTACTACCATTCCTTGTTTGGAAATGGTAGAAGTATCTATTTCTGAATGTTGTAATTATGTAGATGAATGTAGCATAGCTAGAACTAAGTTTAAGCTCCCACGAGTATCAGAAGGTAATTATCAATATGTAATACAAGGAGTTTATTCTATTAATGCTTTAAGTGGTGTAGGAAAGAAGTTAAAAGAAATCACTGTAAATAGATATATAAATCTTTTAAAACTTCCTGTAATTAAAAATCAAGAATACTTCTGGATTACTAATGGATATCTATATGTAAACAATCCTTTACTTAAAGCAATTAGACTTGTTGCATTATTTGAAGAAGATGTAGAGAATGAAATTATGTATCCTGAATGTGGATGTGGAACCCCAGAATATACTACTGAAGAACTATGTAAGAATCCATTAGATAAAGAGTTTGCACTTCCTGGATATCTAGAACAACAAGTGTTACAACTTACATCTCAAAAACTTCTATCTACGTATTTCAATTTGAAAACAGATGTAAGTCAAGAAGGAATAGATGGTCAAGCACCAAACTCAAAACCAACTAATTAATGAGAACAAAGATTGATTGGAGAAGCTCTAGCAAAGATAACTATAATCAGTTCTGCAAAAAACACCCTTCTATAACTCTTACGTATGATGAGTGGAGAAATATAATCTACACTTATAATGAATTCTTTAAAGAGTATATATTAGAAACTGGTGAGAAAGCAAAACTACCTTATGGATTTGGAGATTTCTCTATCAATAAAAAGAAAAGAAGAAAGATAAAACTAGCTGATGGAAAAGAATTTATTAACTTACCAATCGACTGGCAAAAAACTAAAGAGAAAGGAAAGGTTATATATAACTTTAATTATCATACGGAAGGTTATTTTTTTGGTTGGATGTGGTTTAAACCATCAGCACGTTTCAAAAACTCTGACCTATGGTATTTCAAACCTTCTAGACTCACTTCAAGACTTTTATCACATTATCTAAAAACCAGCGACAAGTACCAAAACATTTACCGAGAATGGAAAAAATAATGAACTATGTCATACTACTATAAATATAATTTCGTATCCCCAGAGCCTGTCTACTCAACAGTTAAAGAAGAGCTTAAAAGCTACTTTGATACTGGTGCAGTGGACGATCTTTTATTTCCTACCTACTTAGACAAATGTCTTAAGAAGTTAGGAAGAACCACTTTTGTAATAAGTGAAGAGGTCTTATTTATAGAAGATTTCCAAGCTAGACTTCCTGACAATTTTTATGCTGTAAGAGAGGCTTGGATGTGTACAGAAGTTTCTGGATATCCATATCAGTCAGCTAACTCATTCTATTCTCAAGCTGCTTCAGCTACCACTATTCAAGTGGCTCCATTAACTATTGGAGGAACTCCTTGTAATAATCCTGGTTGTCAATCTCCACAATGTGATGGTACATGTATGCCTGTATTAGTTCAAGCTGTATATAAAACAAACAACACTGTAGCTAGAGGATTTACTCACGAGTATTTACTTAAGCCTGGAAATATATCTGCAAGACAAAACTGTGGAGTGGAATATACTAACAACTGGGACTTCTATGCAGAAGCTCCTCCTATTCATGAGTTCACTCCTGGTGCTGCTAGTTATGACTCATTTGACATTAGAGATAATAAGTTTGTAACTAATTTTAGAAATGGAACAGTTCATTTATTATTCTATGCTACAGAGTATGATGAAATAGGAAATCAAATGATTCCTGATAACTATCGTATTAGAGAGTATGTAGAAGCATTCCTTAAGTTTAAGGTGTTTGAAACATTGACTAATCAAACTAATGATGAAACTTTCAATCAGTTACAACAGAAATTAATGTATCATAAACAAGCTTATGAAGAAGCTTATATTATGGCTGAGATTGAAATGAAGAAACAAACTCCTTGGGAGAAACAAAGAAGAATCAAAAATGATCTTAACAGATTCAATATGTATGAACTTCCTAACCGTACTAATAGATATGGTAGAAGACGTAATAACTAATATATATCATGGCTGAAGAAGAAAAAGGCAATATAAGACTAGAATATAATAATGCTACTGTAGGTTTAAATATGGATCAAACTCTGAACCAGATTAAACCAGGTACTCTTACATATGCACTAAATGCTGCCTTAGAAAACTTTGATGCAAGTTCTGTTAATTATCAGAATGAACAAGGGAATGAATTCTGTGTAAGTTTTCCACAAGGATTTACACTAATAGGTAATCATTTTATTGGAGAACAAAATAAACATATATTTTTTATTACAAATCCTAATACAGGAGATTGTGAGATTGGATATATGGATAATAACGATTGTATCTATCATATATTAGTAGGTGGTAAATGTCTTAATTTTAATATAAAACATCCAATACAAAAAACTGTACATAAGATTACTAATTGTACTACAGAGATATATTGGACAGATGGATTAAATCCAAGAAGATATTTAGATATTAATAATATTCCTTATTTAATAAATCCTGCCTTTGATTTATGTGATCCTCAATATCTTGATCAGTTAGATTGTAATCAATTAAAAATACAACCTAACTTTAGTATTCCATTTTTAAATGTTGTAGGTGTAATTAGTGGTGGAGAATTAAAAGCAGGAACTGTACAATTTGCTATACAATATTCTGATGCTGCTGGTAATGCATTTACATCATATTACTCTGTTACTAATCCTACACCTATTGTTGATCCTTTTATCACCACTGTAAATTATAACTACACTGTTGGTAGATCAGTTGTTCTTGATATTACAAATCTTGATGTTACAGGACAATATCAATATTATAATCTAGCAGTGATTACCACTGTGAATGCAATTACTTCTGTAGAATTAGTTGGTACATATTTTATTGAAAATGCTACTGACCAAGTTATATATACTGGACAGAATGTAGATAGTATTCGTTTGACTATTGCAGATATATTTGAAAAATATCCTTACTACGATATTGCACAAGATCTTACAGCTGTACAAGATGTTCTTGTATGGGATAATCTTTCATCTATAGATAGACTTAACTATCAATCTATTGCTAGTCAAATAACTCTTAATTGGCAAACTTATAGAATACCAAAAGATGAAAACTATTCAGATGAATTAAATGCTACAAACTTACGTGGATATCTACGTGATGAAGTGTATGCATTTGAAATTGTATTCCTATTAAAGAATGGAAAACAAACAGATGGTTTTCACATTCCTGGTAGAATGATGAACAATAATGAAATAGGAAGACCTCCTGTTTCTGATACTGATCCTGATTTTATTGGTGAACCAGATCCAGGAACAAACACTAGTCCTTACTGGAAGATATATAATACAGCAACTGTAATAGGAGCTGGTACTGGAGATAATATTGGAAACGCTACACCGTATCAATATGGTGAGTTTGCTTATTGGGAATCTACAGAAGAGTATCCTTGTAACATAGATGTGTGGGGTGATCTTGCTGGTCAACCTATTAGACATCATAAATTTCCAGATGTTCTTGTAAGTCCTATATTTGAGAATCCTGTGTATATATATTCAGGAACTCAAGTAGTTCCTGTAATGCAAAATGATGCAGTGTACCCAATTGGTGTAAGACTTGATGTTGGACAAGTTAGTACTTTAATTGCTAACTCAGCATTAACCGTTGAACAGAAAGATGATATTGTTGCATTCAAAATAGTTAGAGGAGATAGAGGAACTAATAAATCTATTATAGCTAAAGGGATACTTCGTAACATTGGAACATATGAAAGACAAAATCAAACTTTCTATTATCCAAACTATCCATATAACGACCTTAATGAAGATCCTTTTTTAAATTCAACTAATAATGCATTTAGTGCAATATCTGAACCATGGTTAGTAATAGCTACTACTAATGGAACTTATCAATTTAATGATCCTAATACAAATCAGACTGCTGTAGGAACTATGGTTGCTGGACAAACATATGAATTTTGTTCAACAAGTAGACCTACAGTATTAACTGGTCAAGCAACTATTGGACCTGGAAACTTTGATTCATATTTTTTAAGTGGTTGTCGTGGATGTAAAGGATGGAGAGCAACTTGGGCCACTCCATTTACTTCAGATAATAGTGCACTTAATCCAAGGATGGAGTTTTTAGATGGTAATAGTAATATTTTTGGTGGTGGATGTAGTACTGGTCAAGCAGTAGTAAATGTTGGTGGAGGTATTGGAGAAGATTGTACTAATGGTATTTTTGATCCTTGTAGATGTAATCCACGTTATGATATTGAACCTGAAGTTGTTCAACCTGCACCTGTACCAGGATTACCATACAGTGTAAATTTTAATATAAGTAGAAGATCTTCACTTAGCTGTAAAGGAGAAACACCAATTCCTGCTTTTACTGGAGGAGTTTTAAACTACAGACAAATATTTAATTCTCCAGAAACTTCTTTTGGACAACCATTTTTAGGTAATGTATTGAAACTTGAGAATGTAATGTTTGGTGCTGGTAGAGCACATTTTGTTCAAGTGAAGAGTAATGCTAAATATAAACTACTTACAGAAGAAGCTCAAAGAGATGCATTAGCTAGTTCTGCAGCATTAGCTGCATCTGCTACGTTTAATGCTTCATATATGTTTGCAGCATATCAAGCATACCTAACTATATATGTAAATGGTATTACTAGAAAGAACTATGCATATTCATTTAACTCTATAGCTAATTATGATTATTTTGGAAACATAAACAATGGTCTTGGAATTAAACAGAGAAAAATTGATTTTGCTCGTTATCTTATTCCAGGTGTTCAATCTGTTGGAGAACCAGGTGGTATCAATGTAAATAATTATGAAAGAGAAAGTTCTGTTTATATTAAAACTATAGCAGATAGAAATGGTGTTGCAGTTACACCTTTAGAATTTCCTAGTAAAACACCAAGTCTTGTTGTATCAGGAAATTCTATAATTACAGATAAATCTAGATACACTATAAGTAGTGGTCAAGTATGTAATTCTCCAGGTAAAGAAAAAGATATTAGTGTTGTTTCTTATTATGGTTCTATGAAAAATATATTTGTGAACCAATGGGGACAAATATATTCATATGTTACAATAGACACTGGATTTCAAAAAAGAGTTGATCCAGCATCGTTAGAAGTTGCTACTGTATTTGGTGGTGATACATTCATCTCTAGATTTACATTTAAAACAAAACTTCCATTCTTTATTGATAATAGAGTTAATGCTCCTGATGATTCAGATATATTTTATGATGAGATTGGTAATATAGCATATCCAGTATACTGGCATTCTGCTAGATCTATATTAGAAGATTTTACAGTTAATGGTGTTGTGATGTCAAACATTATTTCATACAAAGCACATAACTTTGATTGTCCTAATCATCCTGAATTAACTCTTCCACCAGATGCTGGTTCAAATAGAACATTCTATGATGGATACTTTTATTTATTTTCATATGGTATTCCTAACTTCTATTGTGAGAGTTCTTATAATGTAGATCTTAGACAAGCATTTAATAATAGAGAAGGAGATTTCTGGCCACATGTATCAACAGGTATTCCTGATGATTGGGTACAAGAAGATTATGTATCTATAGCAAATGATAATACATATACATACAATGTAACATTCTCTAAACAAAATAAAGAGAATACATTTACACATTTACCTGCAGATTGGACTAGCCAATTTTGTTATACATATTATCCATTTAGAGCAATCTATTCTGATTCACAAATTGTAGATGCTGATAATAGAGTTAACAACTGGTTAACTTATAGAGCATTATCATATTATGATTTTCCTCAAAACTATGGTAATCTTATATCATTAGATGGTATTCAGAATAGAGCTATACTTGCTAGATTTGAAAACAAATCTTTGATGTATGATAATCTTTTAACTATTAATACAACTAATCCACAAGCAGCATATGTAGGTAACCCATCATTATTTAAAGGTTCACCTCCTATTGATTTTGCTGAAACAGATCTTGGTTATGTAGGAAGTCAGAATAAGTTCTTACTAAAAATTCCTAATGGTCAAATAACAGTGGATGCTAAGAGAGGACAAATATTTTTAATCTCTGGAACTCAAGCTGCAGAGATATCTGGATTTGGTAGTGGTATGAATAGATTCTTTACAGACCACTTAGCATTTGAGATATTAAGATATTTTCCAAAAGTAAATATAGATAACAATTTTACAGGAGTTGGATTACATGGTGTATATGATAGTAAGTTTGAAAGAGTTATAATTACTAAACTAGATTATATTCCTATTGATAAAGATGTTAAATATGATCCTATATTACAAGAATACTATGTAGAAGACATAATTGAAACTGTTGTATTAAGAACTCAAGTGTACTTAACAGATCCTGATTACTTCTGTAATAAGTCTTGGACTATATCATTTAATATGAATACTAAGTCTTGGGTAAGTTTCCATACTTATATTCCTAATTTCTATATAGCAGAAAATAATTTCTTCTATTCAGGAATTAATGGATGTTGTGATGATGCAACTTTTGAAGCATTGGTTGGAAGTTTAGTACCTATTCCAAGTACAACAACTACCACCACTGCAGTTCCTCCATTAACAACCACTACCACTACTACAGTAATAGTTTTAGATTGTGAATTAGCAGGAATTGCAACTACACTTAATTGTGAGTTAGCAGGTAATGCTGTAACTACTGTACCTTCTCCTTCTACAACAACAACCACTACAATATGTACTAGACCTGCTGGATTAAATCTATATGGATTCTATACTGGATATCAATTTGAATCTGATCCTCCAGTTGATTCAACAGGAAGTCTTATTGATGCATGTGCTGCAATTACTTTTACAAATCTAGTTAGTGCATCAATGACTGGTTTCTCTGTTAATGCTGCAAATCTTTTATATGGCTCTACTGTTTATTTAGGTAATGGTATTGATTGTACATTAGTTCCTGATGGATGGTATTTTACAGATGAGAGTAGAGTGGATGGATTTGCTTATCACGTAGTAAGTGGAATTATTTCACAAATTTCAAGTTGTACCTTTACCACTACAACTACTAGCACAACTTTATTCCCTCCTTTGTATTTTTGTTACACTGTTCAAGTACAAAATAATTGTGAGATAAGTTGGATTGATTATTCAGACATTCTACAAACTCAATCTGTATCATTTGGTATAATTTATATATGTGCAAGAGAAGCTTCAATTACATCAGTATGTGAACCAGGTGGTTCAGTAATAGTTACACTTAGTGGAAATCCTTGTACAAGTGATCTTGATTGTCAACCAACAACCACAACCACTACAACCGTTCCTTAAACATTAATAATATGTCAAAAGTTATAACAATAAAATTAACAGTATCTGCACCAAACGTTGGACCATTTAATATCAGCGATGAGTTTGGTAATGTTATTGCTATAGATGTATCTAAGAAAACATTAATTAGAGGTATTAGTTATATAGTGAATGATAATGTTAATGTTATTACAATTGAATCTACAGGAAAATGTAAGTTTATAAAAAGTTTTCCTCTCACTGTATTTGATGCATTACAATATTCTGCTTCAGTGTACACTCAAACTATAACAGGTTGTATATGGAGACACTTAACTAACATAAGAATTTACAATACATTCTATGGAAACATAGCACCATACATTATTGAATATCCTTTTGCCTATCAATATCAAGATGAAATTCTTCAGAATGTAAAAGACTACACTAAAGCATATGAATACTATCCTGTAGAAGATGGTGTGTTTAATGATAACACAAGAATAGAAACAAATGATAAATGGTTTAATAAAGCTGTCTTATATAATGGACAACAGAGTTCTGGTGTGCTAGAGCTTGTGGCCAAACCTTTACATAACTTAAAGGCTTACTTACAATACCCTATATTTAATACAGATAGTAAAACTATTACATATACTAAAAGTGATAACTTCTATCAGTACAATACATTCTGGGCTACAGAGAAAAGTTCTCAGATTCCATTATTCAATACAACTTGTGAAAACTTATCTATTGATAAGATAGTGAATCAAGCTAATATGGATTATGGTCCTAGAAGCTTTAAGAAAGCAACGCTAAGAGCAAAAGAATTAAAAGTGAGACATATACTAGATAACAGTTCAACAACTCATTTAGTGAGTCAATTTATATTAACACCTTCACAAATCTCTTACAAGTAAAATGGCAAAAGGTTGGTTAGATAATTACGGAACAAAAGAAAATGAAAACAATTCCTCTGTATCATTACCAGAAGGATTTGTTGGTATGGGATATAATACCAAAGGAAGAAACTATTCTCCTGCATGGGGGGGTCAGTTTCAAATGGGTGGAAATATCTATCCAGTTAACTATGTTCCTCAAGCACAGAATGGTGAAGATGCAATTAGTTGGACAAAAGAATATGTTAAGTCACCTAAGTATAAAGAACGTATAACAAATGCTGGTTATAATAATCCAGATGAACAGATAGCTAGAAGATTACAAAATTTAGAAAATGTAAATATTGTAGATACATCTAATCCAAGAGGCACTGTATATAAACCAAGTAAAAATACTATTGAGACAGGTTATCCTGAAGATCTACAATATTATAACATACATAAAAATCTATATCCTACTAAACCAGAATTAGATAGTATTATAGCACATGAGCTTGGTCATTCAGAAACTAATAGACAAGGATCTGCAACATCACTTTTAAACAAACGTGATCGTGAGGAATTAAAAAATAGATTGCGTCTAGGTTCTGATGAAGACCTTGAAGTTTATATCAATGGTGAACTTAAACATGATAGATCAAAACATAATATTATTCCAGAAGAAAATAAATCTGATTTAAATTCTTTTAGATATGACTTACGTAATATGTATGATGCAGGTAATGAAGAGTTTACAGAAGAGTATTTAAAAAATTCACCTGATTCATTTGCAAAAGAAAGATTATTAAAAAATTATTCACCAGAAGATTTGATTTGGTTGATGAATAATGTTGCACAGAATAAAGAATCTAATCAAGAAGGTAATGTAGCACAGAATGGTAAACTAACGTTCTTACAACCAACTAGTGATAAGTTACCAGAAGGATATGTTATTCCTTATAATACTCCTAGTAGTGAAAGAGCTATGTCTATAGGTGGAGAGAA